AAAATGCAATAAAGAAAAAAATTATCAGACTTACTGGAAATAAATTTAAATATTCAACTAGGTTAGATAAGCTAGTTATTACTAAAGAAGATTACATTGAAGAACTTGAAATGAGGTGGGAAGAAAGTGCTGATATGTGGCATTTAACTTGTGATGAAATATATGGTCGAGAAGGTTTTATCACTCAGCTTTCTAAACTTCGAGTTGAAATCGAAACATTAAAAAAACAAATACCTAAAAAAACATAAATTTAAAAATGAAAACATACGAACATACTAATGATGGTGAGATGGGAACAATCGTTCATGCAGACGAAAATTCTAAAACTCTTATTGAACAAAAATATCAAGATGTAGAAAATATTTTAAAGCACAACAAAGCACAACGGAATGAATTTAGTAGTGGTTATAATCAAGATAGGTCAATGAGAGCTATTGCCGAGATACCAACTATTATTGCTTATCAATGGTTAAAAGATGATGGCTTCATGTTTACTTCACTAGAAGGTGAAGAACAACACAAGTATTTACAAAAAAAATTAAATAACCCTCAGTGGGCATATTTAAGAACAAGCGAAGGAACATTTTAAATGGCACTAAATAATTATGCAAACTTAAAATCAAGTGTGGCAAACTGGTTAGGTCGTTCTGATTTAACAAATGAGATTTCTGATTTTATTAAACTAGCCGAACAAGACTTTAATAGAAAACTTGCAAATACGGGTTACAACAAGATGATAAATCTTGAAACCATGTCTATTTCGACAGAGACTAAAGACTTACCAACTGGCTTTCTTGGAGTAGCAAGTATTTATATTGATGGCGCAAACAAATCTTCATTGCAGTATGTGACTCCAGAACAAGCATTTAGTATGTATGGTGGCTCTCAAACTGGTCAACCACAAGCATATACCATAATTGCAAATAAGATTCACCTATACCCTATTCCAGATGGAACGTACTCTGTAAAAATATACTACTACAAAACTTTTGATTCCTTAACTGCTGATGCGGATACTAACGATGTACTAGATAATCATTCAGATGTTTATTTATATGGTTCATTGTATTTCGCACATACATTTATTAGAGGTATTGACCCTACTATCACTGCTGAGTGGTTACAATTTTATAACAACGGATTAGATAGTGTTATCTCTTTAAATAGTAAGAATAAATACAATCAAGATGCGCCATTAGTTATTCGCTCATCTATGAGTGGAATTTAAAGATGGCATATAAACAGTTTTTGGATTGGACACCAGACCACCCTGACTACAGGAACGAAGGTCTTGTTGATGCAAAGAATGTAGTACCCTCTTTTAAAAGCTATAGACCAACAAAAGGTTTATCAGCAGTAAGTACAAATGGTTTGACTGCTAGATGTCAGGGTTTTGCCTCTTTTAAAAGTAGTGCAGGTAATATTACATCTTTTGCGGGAGATGCTACGAAACTTTATAGATACTTAGCTAATAGCTTTACCGATGTTTCTGGTGGCACTACATTTGATACCCCATCTGAAAATGATTGGCAATTTACTCAATTTGGTAACTTTATAATTGCAAGTAATGGGTCTAATACACCGCAGGTTTGGCAATTAGACAATAGTAATCAATGGGGCAATTTAACAGGAAGTCCGCCTACCTTTTGGCATACAGCAGTAGTAAGAAACTTTGTTGTTAGTGGTTGGCAATCAACCAATAGAAATAAATTACACTGGTCATCTATTGGTAATCATGCGTCTTGGGTATTAGGTACAGACCAATCTGATGAAGAAACACTTTATGACACCAGTGAGATAACAGGAATTGTTGGCGGTGAATTTGGTATTATATTGTGTGTTAATAAAATATTTCAATTAAACTTTGTTGGTGGTTCTACAATATTTCAAATAAGAGCTATTGAACAAGAGCGAGGTTGTATTGCTCATGGTTCATTAATTACAGTTGGTAATACTTCTTATTTTCTTTCTCAAGATGGGTTTGCTTCAACTAATGGAGAAACAACAACACTAATTGGACAAAACAAAATTGATAGATGGTTTGATGAGAGTTTAGACCAAGCTAATTTATTAAGAATAACTAGTGGACATGACCCTTTAAATAAACTTATTTTCTGGTCATACCCAACTACTAACTCATCAAATGGTAATCCTGATAGAATATTATGTTATAATTATTCTGCTGACAGATGGTCTTATATTGATGTTGCTACTCAAAACATAAGTTCCGCTTTTACAACTGGAACAACTTTAGAGGCTCTTGATGCAATCTCTAATAATGTTGATACAGGGTTTACGGACTCTTTTGATAGTAGAATATGGCAAGGTGGTACTTTATTCTTTTCGGCTTTTAATTCGTCAAATTTCTTTTCTACCTTTAGTGGAAGCTCATTAGAAGCAACCTTAAGCATTGGTGAACAAGAATATGCAGATAATAAAAGGACTTTTATAACTGCTATTAATCCTGTTATTGATGTTGAACCTACAGTTAAAACAGGAACTATAATTATTACTGGTACAACTATTAATGGAACTGGAACATTGTTTACAACAGAACTTAATGTTGGAGATATAATTAGAATTAGTGATGTTAATAGTCAATTCAACAATGCTAAATTTATTGTAGCAACCATTGTAAATAATACTTTACTGTCAATAGTGGTAGCGCCTGACTCAACAATCTCTGGCGTAACTTTTACTGGATATACACCAAGCCAAATTAATTTAATTTCAAGAGAACGAGCAGGTGGAACAGTAACACAATCTGGTTTTACGACTTGTAATGATAATGGGGTTGGTTCTTTTAGACAATCTGGAAAATATCATCGCATAGAAATAAAAGTACCTGCAAACAGTACATGGACTGATGCTATGGGAATTGAAATTTCGGCTTCTTTAGATGGAAGTCAGTAATGAAATTGACAGAGGATACAAAACTTAGCACTGATTTTAAAACTCTAGCCTTAGTAATTATGGGTGTTGCTATTGCAGTCTATGGATACTTTGCAATAGAGAGTAGATTAACTGTATTAGAAACAGAAATAACAATAATGAATACTGACTTACTAAAAGCAAGTAAGCAACTAACAGTTGACCAAGAACAATACTTATTATTGGAATTTACTTCTTCTGAATTTGAAAAACTAAAAAAAACTGTTGAAGAAAAATTACCAATGATAGTTGGGGTTGATATGCAAGTACAATTTTTAGAAGAGCGCATTATAGACTTAGAGACACTTGTAGATAAGTTAAGAAATAATGGAACTCACAATGATTGAACTAGTAGTAGTTTTATCGATGTTTATAAATGAGGGAGATATTAAGAGATTAGATGGTTGGTATCATCAACCAAGTATATCTGTTTGTCTTGAGGCTAAAAGAATAGCTCAAAGAACTAGCGGTATTAGAGTTGAATATACTTGCTCACTTGAGAAAGGAATAATGGTTACAGACTCCACTGGAGCTAAACATTTAGATAAAATAATTAAATAATTAATTCGGGGGAGTTATGAACGACAAGAAAAATATATTTTTATACATACCGATAGTGGCTGTCATTCTCGGCTCTCTGTATAGTGGCATCACAGTTTTTAATAGTGCAATGACTACTATAGAAAAAACCTCAAATGATGTTGAGTTATTAAGAAAAGACTTGGGTTACTTTGAAGCTGAGATGACCCGCACTAAAGATGAATTTACAAAGGAACTTACTCGGACAACAACACTATCTGCAAAATCAACAGCGTATATTGAGGCAAGTCGAGAAACTTCATATAAACTGGAAGATACAGTCAGACAAAATACTTATGATATTAAGGAACTAACCAGACAATTAAATGGTGGTTGGTAATGAGAATAATATTTTTATTACTTTTGTTATGCTTTGGAACTAACTCTTATTCAGCGAATGAGTATTTAAACAGTTATTCAAATCATTGTACTAAAGGTTCTATTGAACCATATTTTGATTACACACTTAGAGATAGCGATAGAGTTAATGGTTCATATCAATCTTTAAATAATGAGATAATACCCTTTACTTATCCAAATGGAAGAGACCAATCAGATGAGTGGCGAGGCGGTATAAGATTTAGATTTGATTTGGGAAGCACTTGTAACAAGAGGTTTAAGCGAATGATGCAAGAAGCCAATGATTTAAGAATTGAATTAGAACTCTTAAAATTATGTGGAAGATATAAAAATTTAGTCTTAGGTGATAATTTTAAAACAGTAAGAGAAAAGTGCAAAGACATTATGCCAACAGAAGTGGATAGTAATAAAGATGGCGATTGAGTATGTAAGAAGAACACCCACAACTAATCAAGAATATTTTAACTCACAGTTGCAACAGGCTATTAATCAAATTGTAAATAGAGTTAATATTGATTATACAAAAATAACTACTGCAACATACAGTATAAAAGTTGATGAATTATTTTTAGATGTAAATGTATCAACTAGTGTTGCCCTAACCTTGCCTACTAAATCACCAATAGGCACGAACTACATAATAAAAGACACATCAGGAAATGCTTCCACTTATAATATTGTAATCTTTGCAGGTAGTGGGGAAACTATAGAAGGTGTGGCAACTAAAACAATATCAACTAATTATGGTTCTTTAAAAATAATTTATAATGGCAACAACAAGTGGCTCACCTTTTAAGGTCGTACACATTCCACCAAATAACATAACCGAAGTTTTTGACCTTATTAAAAAAGATTTAACAACAATCTTAGATAAGGCACAAAATGGTTATAATCAAACAGACATAAGGTCAGAACTTGTGCTGAATGATATGCAACTTTGGATAATTTGGGATAGTGAAAATAAACAACTTAAGGGATTTGTAATTACGGAAATAATACAAAGACCTCAATTAAAATTTTTATCAGTATTTGTTATGACGGGTACAGATAGGAAAAGATGGCAATATGAAGTCATGAATAACTTGATGGACTTTGCAAAACAGCGTGATTGCAAAAAAGGCATATGTTATGCCCGAAAAGGGTGGGCTAAGATATTCAAAGAGTATGGGTTTAAAGACACCCATGTTGCTTTGGAAATAAATTTAACAACTTAACAAGGAATAAGATTATGAGTTTAGGCGGTA